CTTGATCTCGGGTAGAACCCGCTCGTACGGCTCGAAAACGGGCTTTCCCATCAGGAACTGTAACGTGAACTTGTTGCGGTTGCTCCGCTTCACCGTCCACGTCTTGGTGTTCGGGTTCCACCGAGCTCCCTCCATCGCCTTGACTTCAGCGAGGAGCGGGCGGTTGTAACGGAACTCCAGCTTCCAGTTCTCACCGTCGTCTGTGACGTCGACGGGGATCCAATAGCCACCGGCCTTCAGCTTCACGACTGGCATGTGCCGTCTCGTGTCGCTTCGCTACGTAGCGTCATGCTGACCCTCCAACTATGCGAGCCGCTGGACCCTTTCGGATCCAGCGGCCTTGGCTACCCATGCCCTTGGGATTGCACTTCCTCAGTCGGGTTGGTCCCTGGCAGTGGGACTCATCATCGGACCGAGGCTTCCGCGCTAGCGCGGGCGGTCGGTGGTCGTGGCGGGGTCGACCGCTTCCGCCTCGGCCGGAGCCGAGGTGGGAGAGCGGAAGAGCGCCATGGCCTGGATCAGCGACGCGTCGGTGGGACGGTCGGTCGGCTTGAGCTCGCCGCGGTACTCGTTGATGTTCGGCGTCCACCAGGGGTTCGCCTTGTCCACGAAGAACGCGACGACGAGCGCCGCCTTCTTGGCCTGGATCAGGCCGTACATCGGCTTCAGACCGCGGCGGGCGGTCTTCAGGAGGGGAAGGATGCCCCACATCTGGTACTGCGGGCACCAGACCAGCACTTCGCCGCCGGTTCCCGGCCGCTCCTTCGGGTTCTTCGGACCGGCCTCCTTCATCTTGATGGTCTTGTAGACCTCGGAGGCGGGGTCGTACGACTCGCAGACCATGTTCCCGTCGCCATCGAACATGATGGCTTTGGGACGCCACGCGGCGGGGACGGCGACGAACTCCTTGCCGAAGTTGGTGTTGCCGTTGTGGATGAACTCGCCCTCCTCGCACTTCATGGAGCGCCGGATGCGCGAGTTGCTCTGCACCTGCTCGATGCGCGGGATGTACGTGGTCGTGGAGACCTCGTTGAGCAGGGCCAGTTCGGCCGCCTGGTCGAGGTCACTCGCGACGATGATCTTGTGCTCCGGCGTTTCCGGGGCGGGACTCGCTTCACTCATGTCATATCTCCTTGGCCGGACGGGAAAAGGAGGCCGGCTCTCCTACTGGCGCGAGCCGCCGGGACGCTAATCCCGGCGGCTACCCTCATTTCCTCAAGGGCGGGAGACGCCCGGCGACCTACCGAAGCAGGTCGTCGATGGACGGGAGGTCGTTCTTCTTCGCGGCCTTCTCGGCCTTCTTCGCCTCCTTCTTCTCCTCGCGCTCCTTCTTGATCCGCGCCTGCTCCTCGTGCCAGGCCGCGATGGAGGCGTCGTCCATCTGCACCACCCACGCGAGGGCGTCGAAGAACCCCTTCGCGGCGCCGTCCGCCGGCGGGGAGCTGGCGTTGGCGTTGTACATCTCGAGGATCTCGCCCTTCTTGCGCATCACCGGGGTCGGCGTCGGCTCGGGCTTCGGCTCGCCCTTCTTGAGCTTCTTCAGCTCGTTGATGCGGTTCGAGCACTGCGGGAGGAACTGGTCGGGCGGCAGGTTGCAGGCGCGCTCGACCCACTCGGGCTGCTCGTCCTCGTCCATCTTCGCGAGGATGTACGCCGAGGACATCGGCATCTTGCCGGCGTCGACGAGCGTCTGGATCTCGGGCAGCAGCCGCTGGAGGCGCAGCTTGTCCTTGAGCCAACCCTCGGACTTCTTCAGGCGTTCGGCCTGCTCCTTCACGGTGCGCTCCGGGTGCGCCGCGAGGATCTTCAGGAGCTGCTTCGAGTACTGCACCGGCCGCGTCTCGAACTTGTGGACGTTGCCCTCGATCTGCAGCTCGAGCGTCTTCGCCTCGTCGGCGTCGAGCACCTGCGCCGGGATGACGTCCAGGCCGGCGTCGATCGCACCCATGAAGCGGTGCAGACCGTCGACCACCTGGTACTTGTCCTCCTCGACGCCGGACTCGTTCTTGTACTTCACCGGCTTGACGGCGATCGGGTTGATGATCCCGTCCTGCTTGATGGACGCGACGAAGCCGGCCCACTCCTCGGACTTCTTGTCGACGGTGCGCAGGGCCACCTTCGGCGGGACGATCTGGGAGAGCGGGATCTTGCCCGACTCTCCGATGGCGACCGCGAGAACCGCGGCGGCCACGACAGCTGCTCCACTCATGTCACTTCTCCTTCGGGGACTCGTCGGGGTCTTCTCGAAGCGACACGCTTCGACATAGCCTCGACTTGTGAACACCCATCCTACCAGAGGAACGAAGAGGAACACAAAGGAAAGTCGAGGAAAAACGAGGAAGATTTCCTCTGGTTTCCTTACGCAAAGGAAACCTCCACCCCTGCGCCTTGCAGGAGCTGGACGCCCTCGGTGAGACGGTACGCCTGACCACAGACCACCAGACGGCACCCTGAATTCACCAAGCACTTGGCGCAGTGAGGGCAAGGTGCCGTCGTCACGAAGGCTGCGAAGGGTTCAACGGGCCGGGTCTTGATCAGCGCGTTGATCTCCGCGTGCACACACTCACACTTCCCTGGCTCGTTCGGACCTGTGCACTGGTTCGGTCCGCCTCGCCACGTCCCGTTGTAGCCAAAGGCCAGCACCCGCTCGCCGTCCATTGACGTCAGCACACAGGCGTTCTGTTGACGAACGCAGTGGGACAGCTCCGACACGTGGGTGGCGAAGTCGCTGAACAGGACGGCGAGCTTGGGCTTCATGAGAGCTTCGCTCTGCTACTCGATCGGGCCGACGACGTTGACGTCGAACTGCTGGCCTTCGAACTCGACGCCGAGCTTGCCCTCAGCCGCGTCGCTGTCGTCGACGGTGCAGTTCATCGCCGACTCCATGGACATCTTCATCTGCCGGAGGAATTCCTCCATAACTACCATCCCTTCAAGAGTGGCGTGAGAACCGGGATCCGGAAGTCGGGTCCCTTGTCCTTCACGCGCTGGCCATTCTCTTCCTTGTACCACTTGGTGTCGTTGGAGTCGGCGATCGCATTGAACACGTCGACGGGGTCGTAACCCGCTTCCGCGCACATCACCACGGAGACCTTGATGAGGTCGAGAACCGTGGACTCGGCCCAACCGCTGGTGACGCAATCCGCGAGCGCCTTGTTCAGCTCACGGATGTTGGTGAGAAAGCGGCTGGTCATCCAGTGGAAGTGCGGCGGCTTTTGGGCACGAGGGATCGTCATCCTGGGGATCCGCTCGCCATAGATCGCGACCCAGGCTCCGGCTGTGACGTACATCACGTCGCCGAGAGAGTCCACGAACTTCGACTCGTCGTGGTTGTGGAGCGCCAGGAGGCCTTCGCTGGCCTCCTCCATCACCAGGTGCAAGCGCATCAACTGGACGGGGAGGATGGGTCCTTCCCCAACGTAGAGTCGCTGCTTGACGTGGAACTCGTGGACTCGTCGGGCGAGGTGTTCGTAGGTACGCATAGCTCCTCCATCTTCTTGACGATCTCATCGACGAGCTCGTTGCCCTCACCTGTAAGAGCGTTACCCTTGCCGGTGATCGGGAACGCGGAGAGCGGGACACCGTGCTGCATGGCAACCGAGAGAACGGTGGCCAGCGCATCGAAGATGTCCTGCACGTCGCTGCCAACCTTGCCGGCCTTGAGGAACACCTCACCGGGGCGGTTGTCATCGTAGAAGCCAACCTCTACGAAGACCTCTTGGTTCTTGACGTGGATCGGCTGACGCTCAGTCCGCCGGCGGCCTGGGAGTTCTTCACGGAGTGGGAGGCAATCGTGGATCACCTCGGCAATGGCATCCGCCTCACCGAACTGACCGAGGATTGCGATGAGAGCCGCTTTATCCATATTGAGCCGCTCCACATGTATCGCAGATGTAACCAGTGATCCCGCTAATGGGGTCGTTGTCTACTAGGTAGACTGGTGACATCGGCTTGTCGCAGCACTCAGCCATGATAGCGCTCCACCACACCGCGGAGATCGGCCACCCAAGAGTCCTGGTCGGCATACTTGAACCGGCGCCAGTACTGCGGGTGCGGGATCACGGCGACCGCTTCCTTCCCGAGTCGCCGGAGTCGCATCAGCGCCTCGTTTCCGAGGGCGATGATCGGGACACCGACGAACCGCCGCAGCTCGGAGTCGAGCTGGAACTGCGACCGGATGTCACCGAGATCCGGGTAGCTGGTGTTCGTGATGTAGACAGAGGGACAGTGGCCGACCGCGCGGAACACCATCTTCGAGGCCTCGCCGAAGTCGAAGGGCTTCGCGTGAGGCACACTCCACCGGCGTCGGGTGAACTCGTCCCCGAGTAGGACCACCTTGGGAGAGAGGGATCCGATCCCACGCAGCTCCACCGGGTTCGTGTAGTTGATCGGCGTGCCAGCGACCACCGCCTTCGCGACGGCGTCATCGAGCTCACCGTCGTTGTCCACGAAGATGGTGAGGTCGGGCGGGAGAGACTCGAGATAGGTACGACGCATCGCGTCCCAGTTCTCGAGGACCCACTTGTCGTAGTCGCTAGGCGACTCGCGTTCGGCCATCTGCTTCTTGACCGTGTGGAAGTTCCGCTCGATGAAGACGATGCGGAAGCCGCGGACGCGGAGCTGCATGTTGAGCAACCAGTTCTGCCACTCGTCGATGAGTGACTTGCCGCGGATCAGCTCACCGTAGACCCGCTCGGAGACGTGGCTCCGAGAGAGGAGCTCGAACTCGTCGTAGTTCTTGCGGAAGTAGTCGGACCACTGGTGGGGTGTGACGCCCTTCGGCGGCTTGACCAGGTGGACCGACTTCACACGGTGTGAGTCCTCGATCCGCTTGAGGATCGTGCTCTTACCAACACCGTCGATACCCTCGAGGATCAGTCTCATTTGGTTAGCGCCATCTGGAGGAAGACGCCCTCCTCTTTGAACTCCATGGATCGTCCGGCCTCGATCGCCTTGCGGACCTCGATCGCGGCGTCACGGAAGTCACTGAACTTGTACGGTGCGGGACGCCACGACTCGATCTCTTCGGTCGCCATAGCGAGATCCACTCGCTTGTCCGACGCGTAGCCCGCTTGCGCGGTGTACACGTGGGCATTCACCACGATGCGCGTGATAGTCCCAGTCTCCAGGCCCAGTTGGCCGGCAACCAGGTGGAGCATCGTGGCGAACGAGAAGTGGTCGTAAGGCAGACCCCAGATCAGGTCACAGCTTCTCTGGTAGACGGTTGCGCACAGCTTGCCGCCTTGGATCTGGAGCTGGATGGAGGTGTTGCAAGGGATGTCCTTGCTGTCCGACGTCATGTCAGAGGGTTGGTAGATCGGGATGTATGCCTGCCGCGTGTAGGGATCTGAGAGCAGACGGGAAATGGTTACTCCCCAACCCCACGCGAGCCGAGGTCCGTAGGCACCGGCGAAGGTGATGCCATCGTCGCTGAACTGGGCGATGTTCTTGTTGAACCGCGTCAGCCACGCGACGTCATCCCAACCCGCGACGTACGCCATGAGCTCAGCGATCGCGAACTTCTTGTTGAGACCCGCTAGGAGGTTTGGGAAGACCGGAGTTTCGAGGACCACGTTGAACAAGGCTCGATGCTCCTTGCCACGCGCTGTCCTGAGCTCACCGGTCTCGACCACAGCTCTCACCAGTGGTCCATACAGCCGGCCGAACTCACCATCTAGCTTCATCATGGGACCATTCTAGCCGAGGAAGTTAGAGGATGACAAAGGAAAAACGAGGAATATCGAGGAAACTTTCCTTATTTTTCCTTTGTACTCCTCAACTCTCCTCCGGTAGAGTATGCTAAGTGAAAGAAGAAAAGTAGGAAGTGGGAGTATGTCCTTTAGAATAGAAGTAGTAGTAGCTAGATGGGTAGTAGAGAGAGGAATAGAGGAAAGCAAACTTGACTTCTTCCTTAGGAAAAGTAAGGAAAAGGAAAGAAAAGGAATGGCATGCTCCGGACTGAGGTGATCAAGCAGTTCCTGCTGTCGAACGCGGTACGCGACCTGGCAGCGCTGTACACGGCTGACATGGAGTGTCAGGTCAACGTTGGCCAAGACGGTGGGGAGCGGGTCGAGGGTGACTACCAGGGTCATCACTGGACCGGTTGGACACTTGGAGACGAGACCTGGAAGTCTTTCCGCATCCCGTGGAAGGCGAACTCGGAACCGGAGTACGTCGACAAGCCTTTGCGCTGGTCCACCAAGCATATCGAAGCGGTGGGCATGACGGGGTGGGACTGGAAGGCCCGAGCCTCGAGGTGGGTAGGGTATGACTTCGACGCTTGCATCGGCCATGTGCAAGGGCTTTCGGCCTCGGAGCTCGATGACATCAGGGACCGAGTCTCGAAGATCGACTGGGTCACCGTGCGTAAGAGCAAGGGAGGACTCGGGCTGCATCTGTACGTAATGCTCGATCCGCCGGTTCCTACCGAGAACCACACGATCCATGCGGCGTTGGCTCGAGCATTGCTGTCGGAGTTGTCGGGGTTGGTGGGTGTGAACCTGGCCAGCAGCGTGGACAAGCTCGGCGGGAACCTCTGGGTCTGGCATCGAGAGACGAAGACCGGTGGCTTCACCATGGTGAAGCAGGGAATGCCACTGGCCAAGGTGCCTGACAACTGGCGCGACCACGTAGGAGTGGTGGAGGGAAAGTACCACCGAGTCAAGGCGCCGCTGAACCAGGGCGACGAGTTCGAGGACCTCGTCTCTAGGATGAAGCACACCATCCTGGACGTGGAACACATGCGGCTGATCGACTACCTCCGCACGCAGCCCTGCTATACCTCGTGGGACTCCGACCGCAACATGCTGGTCACCCACACCGCTGCCCTCAAGAAGGCCCACGCGGCGCTGAAGCTCAAGGGCATCTTCTACACGCTGTCGGAAGGCAAGGGTGGACAGGGTGACAAGAACTGCTTCATGTTCCCCATCAGGGACGGCGCGTGGGTGGTGCGGAGGTTCGGGCAGAACTCGAAGGAGCACCCGGCCTGGCAGCGAGATGCGAATGGGTGGACGCGCTGCGTGTACAACCACCCAGCGGAGTTGGCATCCTGCTGTGCGGCACACGAGGGCATCGAGGATGAGAAGGGTGCCTTCTGCTTCAAGTCGGCGCTGAAGGCGTTTGGCTGCCTTCGGGACCTCGGCGCACCGGCGATCGAGCTGCCTGATGCGCTCCGCAACCGGCAGGCATCGATAGCGACCGTGAAGAACCAGCCAGGCAAGATCCTGGTTCGGGTCAACCGGGAGGACTCCGATGATCCTCCGACCGGGTGGCTGCAATCGATGCGACCGAAGGGTACG